AAACCTACCACGATATAGACCCCGAAGAAGCGGTGACCGCCCTGGTCTCACTCAAGAACGATCCAAACTTCAAGGCATACATCAAGATGCGTGAAGCAATGCGCGAGGAAGTGATTCGTCAATTGCAGAGCAAAATTGTAATCGATAGCACCAACAGACATTTTATGATGACAGGCAAATTGGAAGCCATAGACGAGGAGTTGGATAACTTCTACAAACTTTAGTTCAGTCATAACCACACACAGTCCGCACGGTTGGGGGTGACCGTGCGGGCTTTTTTATTGCCTCTGTAACTACATTAGGCTATATTTTGCTACACTAGGCTTTATAGCCTTGACATGTTATGGAAACAATTACCGAAGAGGTTGTCTCGGAGTCCTCTGAAAATTCCGTGGATAGTGAAACGCAAGGAGATGGGAATGTCTCGATGGCCGAATTTGCCGATCAGTTACTGAAAAGCAGACAAGCCAAAGAAGCAGAACCTGAACCGACCGAAAGTGAGGACGAACCCGCTGATGAGACTGCGGAGCCTACGGAATCGCTTGAGGACCAATCCGTCGAGGAGACCGAAGCCGAGGAGGAAACTTCAGAGCAGACAGAACCTCAAGATGTTCTTTCAAAATTCAATATAGACCTGGACAGTTTGTCCGAAGAGGAAAGTCGAGAACTCGCAAAGTCGCTGAACGCATCTGCGGTCAAGCGGTTCGGAAGACTAACCGCTCAGAAGAAAGCATTACTTGCAGAGAATGCTGAGTTACAGGCGCAAGCCCAACAAGCTCAACAACCCGTAAGCAGTGAATTACCTGAGTTCCTCAAGGATAACGCTTTGCATAATGTTGCTAATGAACCCGCATTGGCCAAGGAAGTCGAGAACCTGCAAACGCTCATTGAATGGGCAGACGAGGGGATGGACAACGAGGTGCAATACGATGACAACGGCAATGAATATGTGCTGAAGGATGGAGAGAAAACCTACACCAAAGCCGAGCTAAAACGCATTCAGAAAAACGCAAAGAAGATTCTTCGCAAGGATGCTCCGGCAAGGCAGAAGTGGATAAAGGAGAGATCCCAATCTGATCAGCAAGCGGTTCAAACCTTTCAGTTCCTTGGGGAACCCGAAAGCGATGATTACAAACTGTTCATGCAAGTCAAAGCTTCACCGCTTTACAAGCCTTTGGTCGAGTATCTTCCCAATAGCAACTTTGCGCTTGGGTTGATGGTCGAAGGAATGAAAGCAGTGCAAGGCAGACAAGCACAGGCGAGTAAGCCGAAACCCAAACCCAAAACTCCGGTAGCGAGTGTGGAAGCGGGATCAAGCAGGCCGAAAACGCCCCAGGCTAAAAAGAACAAAGAGGTCGATGCCGCGAAGCGTAAATTCGATGTATCGGGATCAATGGCGGATTATCAGAATTACATGAAACTCAAGCGGGCAACCGCATAACAAAAATCTTAAAATTACCAAGGAGGTAAAAATAAAATGCCTAAAGCATCATCATATAATACCGTAGGCCAAAGAGAGGATCTCAGCGATGTGCTGACAATCCTCGAACCTGAGTCCACACCGTTTGTCTCAATGGCAAACAAAGCAACCGCATCCGGAACTTTCTTCGAAGTTCAAGTTGATGACCTTTCCACCGCTAACTTCGATGGAGTTAACGAGGGTGAGGATGTAACCGCATTCGACAACAAAGCCGCAAACCGCGCTCGTATCGGGAATTACATTCAGAAATTCCGCCGCACTTACGCAGTCTCTGATATTGCGGAACTCGTTGATACAGCGGGAGTTGCGAATGAATTTGCCGCGAGTGAGGCAAAGGCAGTTCGAGAAATCAAGAGAGACCTCGAAGCCGCCGTTTGTTCCGCACAGGATCGTCAAGCCGATTCCGGTGCAGGCGCTCCATACAAAACTCGCGGAATGTTCAAGTGGCTTGGAGTTGGTGGTCAACCATCCGATGTTCCTGCTTTTGCACAGAATGTTGCAAATGACACCACCGGAACCCAAACCGAAACTACCTTTAACAGCGTTCTTCAAGAGCTTTACGAAGCCAATGGAATGCCTGGTGGTCAGCTTACCTTGATTGCCGGACCGCAGTTGAAAAAAGAGATCAGTGATTTTGCCCGTCAAGCAGGCGGAGCAGGATTTGCGTTCTCCGTAACTCAACCCGCAGAAAGCAAGAAGATCACGCTCACAGTTAACCTCTACGAAGGAGATTTTGGTACTGTCGCGATATTACCGTCAGTCTTTTTGAATCGTACCTCCGGTAGTTCAACTATCGACGGTGACGCAGGACTTCTTATCGATCCTGAGTATGTTGCTATCCACACTCTCAAAGCTGAGTCCAACTCGGAACTTGAGAATCAGGGAGGTGGCCGCAGAGGTTTCTGTGATGTAATCGCGGGCCTCGCATGTCACATGCCTAAAGCTCACGGTTTCTTTAACTAATTCTAAACAATAAGGAGATTTAAGACATGGGTTCTTTAACTAACCAAGAAGCTGCTAACGGATTTACCGATGAACTGAGAATTACTTTCGGGGATTTTTCGGTAGCCAATGCAGGCACACTCGCAGATCGTGCAACTAAAACGTTTACCTATACGCTTCCCGCCGGAAGTCAGGTGCGTAATTGTGCAGTCAAACTTGTAACCGCGTTCAATGACAGTGGTTCCGGAGATGATCTCACTATCACAATTGGTGATGGTGATGACGCTGATGGATATATCACTGCCGCTGACATTCACACCGATGCAACTGAGATTACTTTTGTTGCGAATACAGGTGCGTTGCTCGACAACGAAAATGGTAAGGTTTATGCAACCGCTGACACCGTTGATATTCTGTTCAGTCCTGACACAGATAACGATGCACCATACAGTTTGAATGAACTCACTGCCGGTGAGGTCGTAGTCAAATTGGAAATCTGTCAGATATAGACGTTATTGGGAATTGTATTGGGGAGAGGTTCGCATGTCGAGCCTCTCCCTATTCCTAACCACACAACAAATATGGCGGATATATTTTTACCGAAGTGGAAAGATCAGGGTAAAGGAAACGGTTCAAAGTTCATGGAGAACCTGGACCGTTACTTGCGTTACGAAGTGGACCTTGAGAAGCACGAAGCATCCATGCGTGAGCAAATGGCTCGCAAAGAAAACTCTGAGATGGGTTCTGCGCAGACCGATGGACTCGGACAACTCAAAGGTACAATCCCTGCTCGTGAATACTTTCGTTGGCATCAAGCAGAGCGTGGATGTTGGGGGGATAAGAGTTTCGTAAAATCCTTCCTCCGCGACAATCCAAGTTTCAAAGCGAAGTCGATGGAAAAGAAAAGTTTTAGCGGACCAAGCTTCAAGACAGCATGAGGACTATTGGCGTAAATGAAATGGTAACAAACCTCACCTTGATGGTTGGGGTTGATTCATTTCTGACCGCTGAGACCAATGCCGCCATTCGCTCTTTCAATCGCTATGGCCGATTGGCATGGGAACGGGCAAGATGGCCTGACACCATTCGCCTGGAGCAAAAGATTCCTGATATACAGGTTAGGAATGTAAACATTACAAGCGGGGGAAGCGGATACACCGGAACTCCATCCGCAGGATTTTCAGGCGGAGGTGGATCAGGTGCGGCCGCCACTCTTACCAAGAACTCGGATAACGAAGTCAACGGAGCCGCTGTTACAAATCACGGCACAGGATACACTTCCGCACCAACCGTTGCAATTACGGGAGGCTCAGGAAGCGGGGCAACCGCAGAAGCGACAATCATCGCAGTCCTTGAGTTGGGTAACACGATTGGCGAGATCCTTCGGATCACAGAGCATGACCCCTACGAAACAGGGAACGCAAGAGACCTTGCATTTCGTTTGGAATTTTCATCTGCAACTGCCACAGACTACGGACAAGCAGTCTTAGTTGACCGCTCAAGTACAACGCCTGTCTATGTGCTTTACCGCACACCATTCCCTGGCTATGCCGCAGGCGAGGAGTTCCCTTATGTGTTCTCTGAATATGCGACCCTAGGGGCTTATTCGGATTTCCTTTTGGCAGACTCGCAGTTTGAAAAAGCGGGTCCAATCCAAGCACAAGCAGAAGCGGTCATCTTGCAGGAACTAGACAAGCTTGAGCGTCAATCTATGCAATCAAGCAACTTACAATTTATCACTTACGGAACTACATCACCAACAGGAATATAATATCATGGCATCAGAATACAGAGGATTAGGTCTCAACGGAGGCGAGTACATAAACGATACAGCGGTACATACGGGCAAATTCTTTGCGATCCAAGCAACTGAAGACACCGTCATTCAAGCACAGGCATCCAACATCACCAACTTGGATAATCTTTGCCAACCCGTGGATAACACAACCTTATCCGCCGGAACCGTGATTTACGGAAATTTCACAAGCATCGATCTTACGAGTGGTGCGGTGATTGCCTACAACATCTAGGATGGGATCATCCACCATATCCCTCGGCCTCGGCCTGGGAGGCGGAAAGTCGGCTACATCGAGCGGTCGTGCGGCGGGTGGCGGTGGTGCGTTTGCAAACGCCCTTTCTTGCGATTTCGATGGATCAAATGATCAAATGCGAACAGGAAATACAGGCATCGACCCGACTACCACTAATGCTTATACCATTGCATGTTGGGTAAACTATGATGCTTTTAATAGTCTAAGCGGCCCTTGGTCTCTAATGACAAAGTATAATTCAGACGGGTCACATAATGCGGGTTTTTTCAGCTTTTCTCCGAGTTATGTTCGGACGAACAGTTCAAGCAACACAGAGTTTTATCATAACGGAGCTTCTTCAACAAAGGTAGTCACACTTACCACCACTCTTAGCACGGGTGTATGGTATCACTTCTTACAATGTTGGGATGGTTCGACAATGAAGGTTTACTTCAACGGTTCGCTTGTTGGCTCGCAAAGCGTTTCAGATGTAAAAACAAATTCACCATACAATTTATTTGTAGGTCTTGGCCGAGGAGGAAATGGAAGCAGATTGAACGGAAAAGTTGACGAAGTTTCTTTTTGGACAAGCGATCAATCTTCCAATATTGCGAGCATTTATGGAGACGGATCAGGCGCTCCCGATCTTTCGGGTTTAAGTCCAATCGGTTGGTGGCGGATGGGAGACACAGGCACAGATGGAGCGGCAGGGGCAGGCTCAAGTGTTAGTACTATCACAGATGCAGGTTCGGGCGGAAACAACCTCGTTCAATCAACCGCAAGCGCGCAACCACTTTTAAGCTCATCAGTACCATCGTGAAATACAGATTATACGCATCTCAATCAGGTTGGACATCAAGGAATAATTCCTTGCAGTCACATTTGGGCATTCCTGATGGCAAAGGAACAACTAGTTATGCAGAAATCCAACAGGTTAGTAATTCTGAAAACTCAGATTATGGGAAGTACATCATGCCTGTTTGCGAGGACGGTACTTGGAAATGCGACGATCAATTTAACTCAAGCGATCTAGTAGATTACGATCCAACATGGAATGTACCTGAGTAATGGCCACGGAAGTCGGAGAGAATACACAGATACGCGCCAACCTGGCGTTCGTTGGAAAGACTATTGGAATAGTCGGAGCAAGTGTATGGTTTTATTCTTCGATGATCGCAGACATTCAAAGCATAGATGTTGAACTTATGCGTCTGCGGCACGAAGTTGAGATGAACTCGGAGTTCCGCATCAAATGGCCAAGAGGAGAACTTGGTGCATTGCCGGATGATGCCGAGCAAAATATGCGTTTGCTTTTCTTGGAGAAGCAACAGGCGAAACATGAAGAATTAATAGAGGAAATAAGGTATCGACCTATTGGGCAATGATATGGAAGTTTCGCATTACATGTTTGCGGGAGTGGGCGTTGCCCTCTCCATCCTTGCGTTCTTCATTAAACGAAACAAGTGGGAACTTGAAAAGATGAACGAGAGACTGCGTCAGCTTGAAATTGCGAATGCCGGGCAATCCAAGGATCTCGCTTACTTGACCAAGCTTGCCGAGGATCGGCGCGAGGATGTGAAGAATCTATTCAAACGCTTGGAGGGCAAATGAAATGTTTGAGTTACTTACTTTGTTTCTTACGGGAGGTGGCTCGGCGGCGATGGGTAGTATACTTAAGGGCGTATTTGGTGCGATTACCGATGCTCGTCAGCAGAAATATGAAATGGAGATGGCGCGGGAATGCAGAAACAATGAGTTCGCTTTACAATTCCAAGCGTCAATCAATAGTGGTCCTGGTGGAGCTTTTACTCGTGCTACTCGTCGGATGCTTGCTCTTATCGGCATGTTCACGCTCAGCTTCATCACCTGCATCACAACCATCTTCCCAAGCGTTCCACTCGTCAGTACAACAAATATTACCGGAGAAGGACGAAGAGAGTTCCTATTCGGACTCTTCAGTTTTCCGGCAGAGCAAGCCCCTTTGGTCGTTACAACGGGACATATTGCCCTCTTCGAAGCGACCGTCGTGTTGCCATTAATCATAGGATTTTATTTCACACCTGGAGGCAGAAGATAATGTTTGATCGAGTTTCGTATATAGGCATGAGCGGGACGCTCGCAACCTTCGGATTATCCGCATTTGATTCCGTAATCGGAATCCTTGTCGGCCTAGTCACCCTGGTCTACATGAGCCTCAAACTTTACCAAGAGATCACCAAGAGGTAATGCCACGCTACACTCCAAATGGCCCGCTTGACGATCCTATCTTAGTAGACGGGGATCGCGGATTTCGTGGTATTGATTCATACCTTGAGAACACATCCTTGCAGGGTGGGTTTGTGGAGACTAGTGAGAATATGCGTCTCACCGGAGACCTAGCGGAGACTCGCAAAGGTATTGATTTCTTAGCGGGAAACCTAACCCTCACCTACGACACGGATGAGCGTGTATTTTGTAGCACATTGTTCTCAGATCCGGCTAGTGGCACGGAGTTCGTCGTGGTCGCAACCAAGACAAAAGCAATTATTTGGAATGACGCAAACAACTCAGGTATCGCAATTGATTATCCCGTTGGCGAAGTAGTCGCAGATGCAGATGGAGCATCCTTCGTTCAGTCCTTAGAAAAGCTGATCCTATTTCGTGGTAAAGATAAGACTCCACTTGAATGGGATGGAGACTTTGCATCACCAACTGACTTCGTGGTCAAAGCGAATGCAAGCCCAGGAGGCGGAAACATCCAATGCCCAAATACGGACTTTGGTTTATTCTTTCGTAACCGCTTAATTATTCCACAACCCACAGATTCGAACTACACGGTCCTGATGAGTAACCTGCTCAATACGGATGTGTACACCACCGCAGACGCGCAGTTCAGAATCAACAAGGGAAGTGCGGATAAACTCGTAGGATTCTTCCCCTATCAAGAAGATCAGTTGATCGTGTTTATGCGCAACTCGATCCACATGATCAACAACATTGCCACGGTGAGCGCGGCAAACACTTACGAGATCACCCGTCAGCATGGATGTGTAGCTCGCAAGAGTATCGCACAGAGCGGACCACAAACTTTCTTCCTGTCCGACAATGGGGTCATCGTACTGTCTCCTGGCACTGACCCTGCAAAAGGTCTCGGAGTCGCAATTTCGAAAGTAAGCGGAGAAACCATACCGATGACCCGCCCAATACAGGATCAGTTCGATGAGGTTAACTTTGCACATGCGGACAAGTCCTGCGGGGTAGTGCATGATAACAAGTATTACCTTGCTGTACCCACGGGCAGTTCAACCGTACCCAACGCAATCTTCATTTTCGACTTACTTACCTCAACATGGATAAGCGTGGATAGTTACCCCGCAATGTCAGGAAGCTTGGCATTCCATGTCGATGATTGGGTGGTTTGTATGCACGACAATGGGTTAGACCCCAAAAGACGCAGACTATTCGCCTGTAATGACACCGGGTTTTACCTGATGGAAGAAAACCAAACGGATGATTCAGGTCGCAAGATTGGATCAACCGCAGAGTCCGGCACAACCGCAATCGCAGGTAAACTGAAGACGAGATCCTTCACCTTTGATAGTGTGGATGTCAAGCGTTGGAGGCGCGGACAAGTCGGAGTCAATACTGTGGCATCTGATGCATTCACAATATCGGTCAATACAATTGACCCGGATAATAATAACCAAGTCTTGACGCACACCGCTTCGGGTACTGAAGAAGCCTTATTGCGATTCGGAACGGGTAGGGTGCGTGGCTATGGGGCTTCGGTTGAGATTGATGTCACTAGTGGGAGACCGAGCTTTAGACACATATCTTTGGAAGCGATTGCGAATGGACTAAACGCCAGGAGGGAAGTTGCGTAATGGCGATCACTGCGTCAGTTCAGCGTGGGTTTACATTCAGTACGGGAGTGAATGTCGATGCCGCCTCGCTCAATCAACTCGGTGAACCAACTGTCACAATTAACGAATCAAATGTGAACATAACGGGCGGTTCAATAAGTGGCTTATCCTCACCCATCGCAATTGGGGACGGTGGCACAAACGCGACCTCCGCGAGTTCCGCGAGATCGAACCTTGGACTTGGCACGATTGCCACCCAAGGAAGCAACGCCGTTGCCATAACGGGTGGGACCATGAGCGACACGCTTATAACCTTAAAAACTTACAATGTTGCAGGAGTTCCATCCGCAAGTCCTGCGGGTCAGATGATTTATGTAACTGATGGAAACGCAGGTGCGGCAACGGTCGCGGTATCGGATGGATCGAATTGGAAGGTGGTCGCTTTGGGGGCGAATATATCAACATGAATATTCTTACGAGAGTTAAGGAATTTTACGACCAAACGGGTGGAGATATGTTTTCTGATA